TTTTTTCTTCTTGTTATCCACTACAGGAGTTTTATCTATCTCTGGTGGATTATCTTTAGGGTCAAAGACATTACCTTCAACATAAGTTAATGTTGGGTCAGGTCTGTCGACATATTTAGTCATTGGTTGTGTTGTTCCACCCATGCACATATTATTGTCCCCCTAATAAATTATCTTCACTTCTTTTCTTTAAATCTTTGAGCCAATTAACCACACTTCGTTGACCTGCTTTAAACCAAACTTCTCTATCATTATCTTTTAATGACGGAGACCGTTCAGGATAAATGTTATCTAAAACATTAATCAGTTCGTCAACTGTATACGGTAATTGTATCTCATCTAAAGGATTTTGATTGTTCTCATTTTGTTTCATATCTATTTCCTTCTAATATGGGGACTAATTAGCCCCATAAATTGCCTGTTAAGTTACCTTTTGTATACTCTGTTGCTCTATTTTCGAAGAAATTCGTATGTTCTACGCCATTTAATACCCAATCTAACCAAGGCAAAGGGTTATCTTTTACCTTAAAATTAGGTTTTAAACCTAGTTGCAACAGTCTTCTATCAGCTATATGTCTAATATATTGTTTAACTTGTTTAGGTTCTAGTCCTTGGACTCCACCCATTTCAAATGCTAAGTCGATAAACTTATCTTCTAAGTCTACCATATCTCTACATATCTGATATAAAGTTTTTTTGAAATTATCATTCCAAACTTTTCTATTTTCATCTATTAAAGCGTGGAATAATTTAATCATATTCTCTACGTGATGACTTTCGTCTCTTATAGACCAAGTAACTATTTGACACATACCTTTCATTTTACCATATCTTTGAAAGTTTAATAGCATAATGAAAGACGCAAACAATTGAAGACCTTCACCAAATGCTGAGAATACAGCAAGTTCACGTGCAAGTCCTTCAACACCTTTACCTTTATCTTTAAATAAATAGTCATGTTTATTTGCCATTTCTTTATACTCTTGAAATGCTTGATATTCTTTATCAGGCAAACCAATTGTATCATTTAATAAAGAATAAGAATGAGCGTGATTAGCTTCGCTTGTTGCAAATGCTGATAACATCATTCTTATTTCAGGTGGTTTAAATTTAGGAATGTAGTTACTTAAATAAGCTTGTGCTATATCTACATCACCTTGCGTAAAGAATTTTAAAATCTGTGTTATTAAATTTTTTTCTCTTTTGTTTAATCTTTCGTTCCAATCTCTTACATCTTCAGCTAAAGGAACTTCACTAGGTAACCAGTGCATTTTCTGTTGCATATCGTAAGCGTCAAAAGCCCACGGATATTCAAAAGGTTTATAATATATTCTCTCTTTTAATAAACTCATGTTGTCCTTTCTATTGTTATGTCGTTATCTCTGTTTAAAACTTGATAACTAATTTCTTTTGGTTCAAATAAATTTAAATAATCAAATACAGTTTGTTTATTTAAAGTGCTGCAAGTGTAAACATCTAATTGAACAACAGCAGGAGAACTTTCGTCCCAAGAGTGTAATGCTATGTGTGAAGTTTCAATACACGACACACAAGTAATACCTCTATTTCCTTCTTTTGGACAATAGACAGCAATGGGTTGTCCTAAGCGTTTCATACCTATTGCTTTGATTAATTTTTTAATCCACTTTTTTATTTTACGAATATCCATAGGTGGCTTACCCACGGTTGCTCGTATAACTATATGACGGTGGGTCATTAATTATACCCCCACCAATAACTACAATAATCAAAAAGTTCTACACCTTCTATTAAAATAATTATAGCTAATTCAACTGCAAGTACAGTATGGTAGACAGTCCACAAAACAGTTTGCTTTTGTTGTTTCTGTTTCTTTTCATCTTTGTCATGTATGTTTCTACCACACATACATTTGTTATTACACTTTGTCATTTTCCTTGTCCTCGATATTTCATTTGTTTTTTGTTTCGTCCTTGCCGTTTCTTTTTATTAAGCATACTAGTGCTTGGTCTTCTTCCAATACTTGTCTTCTTATATTTAGAACGTGTTTCGTGTTCTTCTTTACCTAGTAAATTATTTTTCTTTTTTGCCATTAAGCTTGACAAGCTAGACAATCATCTTCCTCTGCGTCAGGTCTAACTTTCCTTTCTATTTTTGTTGATATTATTTCGGCTCTTCTAATAGCTTCAGAACGACAATAATATAAAGTTTTAATTTTCTTTCGCCATGCTTTTAAATGCAATAAATGTAACTCTCTTATGTTTACATCTGAAGGTACAAATATATTTAAGCTTTGTGATTGACAAATATATTTTTGTCTATCGGCTGCTAATTCAATAATCCAATTTTGGTCTATTTCAATAGCAGTAGCAAATACATCTTTTTCCCAATCCGTTAAATTTTCTAAGTGCATTACTGAACCTCGATTAGCAATAATACTTTTCCAGGTTTCTTCATTATCCATATCTTTTTCTTTTAATAACTGTTGAAGATATTTATTTTTCATAAAGTGAGTACCACTCATTGTCTTTTGAGTATAAGCATTTGCTCTTAATGGTTCAATTGACGGACTAGTTCCACCACAAATAATACTACTAGACGCATTAGGTGCAATGGCTAACAAGTGTGCGTTACGCATTCCTGTTCCTCGCATATCAGGAGCTTCACCTCTTTGTAATGCTAAATCTTTTGATGTTGCTTCAGCTTGGCTTTTAATATGCTTAAACATTTTTAAGTTTAATCCTTTTGCCAAAGCACTTGCGAAAGGAATTTTTTTACTTTGTAGATACGAATGAAAACCCATTGTCCCCAATCCAATACTACGCTCTTGACTAGCTGAAAACTTAGCACGGCTAAGAAAATCAGTAGCGTTATTAATAAAATACTCCAATACATTATCAAGGAAACGAACCAAGTCAGGTATGAAGTAAGGGTCATCTTTCCATTCATCATATTTTTCTAAGTTAATTGAAGATAAACAACACACGGCTGTTCTCTCTTCATTTGTTGGTAGAGTTATTTCACTACACAAATTAGAATGATGTACTTTTAATCCTAATTGTTTTTGTGTTTCAGGTAAACTTTCATGTACTGTATCTTTGAAAAAGATATAAGGCTCACCTGTTGCTACTCTAGTCTCTAAAATTTTTTGCCACAATTTTCTCGCTGATACAGTTCGAACAATCTTTTTAGTATGAGGGTCAATTAAATCCCAATCATCATTTGCACCTGGATTTCTTGTACACTCATCTATTACATTCATAAAATCATCAGTAACAACTATGCCGTGATGAAGGTTTAAACATTTTCTATGTACATCACCACCACTAGGTTTTCTTATTTCAATAAACTCTTCTATTTCAGGGTGACTTATATCTTGGTAAGTTGCGTAACTTCCTCGTCTAGTTTTACCCTGAGAGAAAGCTAACATTTCACTATCAACTACGTGCATAAAAGGAATTGAACCTGAAGATTGAGAACCACCTGAAGTTTTTGTTCCGTCACTTCTTATGTGTCCCCAATATCCACCAATTCCACCACCGACACTTGCTAACCAAGCGTTCTCTGTATAGTGTTCTGTTAAACCTTCTCTACTGTCAGGAACATAATTAAGAAAGCACGAAATTGGCATTCCTTTTTTAGTTCCACCATTAGTTAAAATGGGAGTTGCATACATAAACCACAAGTTAGATACATATTTATATATTCTTTCAGCCATATCTGAGTCATCTGCAAAAGTGTCAGCCACTCTTTTAAATGCTTGTTGAGGACTAGTCTCGCTATCAGTTAAATAACGGTCTTTTAAAATCCTCATACCTGCTTCAGTTAATAATGTATCTTTGCTGTAGTCCATGTTTACCCCTTCCATTTTTTTACTTTATCTATTTGTCCTGTTGTTTCTAACTCTATCATCATATCAATGTAGCGTTTGGCTTTTTGTAAGTCTTGTACTCCGTTCTTATCACGCCAACGCATAACATATTTAATCACATTTCCTGTAGGGAAATCTAATTTGTTTCTCATTATAAAAGTGATAGGTTCTATTTCATACTTTAAATAATGAGGTGGTTTGTCTACTATTTCTTTTTTTATATCTGCCATAGTTTAACCTCACCTGTCTTTTTATTGTAATCACCGTATCTTAAAATTCTTGCAACACGTGCTTGTTGAAAAGCGTCATGTTCCATAAGCCCTTGCTTAGCATAAGCTTTAACAACAAGTTCCCACATTTTACCTACAGGCATTTTCTTGTCGTTAAGAATTTTTTGAGCAGTAACTTTACCTACTGTTGGACAGCCTGAATAGCCGTCAGTAGCGTCACCTGTTAGTGTTTGGATTAAATGCCACCAATCACATTCTTTAGGGGTACGCTTAACCACAGTTTCACCATTATATAAATTCCCTGGAATTTGTCTAAGGTCTTTATCTATTGAACAAATAATTATTTTCTCATTGTTCTTACGAGGTTTGGTTGCAATGATTCCCATGACATCATCAGCTTCTAAATTTGGTAGAACAACTGCGTTCCACTCATCAATTAGATATTTACGTAACGCCTTTAATATTACAGGTTTACGTTTTTGTTTTCGATTATCCTTGTACGTTGGTAAAACATCTTTTCGAAAATTGTCTTTATCAGTCAACGCAACGATAACTTTTTTTGGATTAAACTTTTCTTTAAGGTCTTCTATCTCAGAAAGAATTAAATACTTACCTTGGTTCTCATCTGCTTGAACAGTCCATAGACCATCACCCCAATGAGCGTCATACTCTGAATTGGTTGCAGCTTTGTAAGCCAAAATGTCACCGTCAATTACAAGTGTTGTTTGTCTCTCTATCATTGTTTACTCCTTTCTACATTTTTAAATAGTTCAGCTAAAGGTATTAGAATACATTTGGATTTATTATAATCTCCAATCATTCTATAATTATCTTTAAACCGTTCTACGATTTGTTTTAATTTAGATACATCAAATACTAATTTACAATAGTCTTGTTTGCCTGTTGCTAGTACGTGTACCCAATAGTCAGCTTTAGTTACTGACAGTCCACTTGGTTTTCCAAAACATTCTACTTCAATTGCTATGTTTCCTGTCTTGTACCACCAATCTCTTTCAGTCTTAACTTCGACTTTATCTTTATCAGCAATTAATAAAGAAGCCACTTTGCTCTCTCGTTCTTTGCCATACTTTAAGTCTATATCAAATTTATTATTTTTCATTAGTGTGTCCCACTCCAATCATTTGAGATTTTATATTCACCTGTCAACGGCACTCTTAAATTGAAATGTTCACCTGTTTTCTTTATAGACTCAACAGCTAGTTTTCCAACTTCTTCAGCTTTATCTTCAGGGCATTCAATTTGTATTTCATCATGCACCCAAAGTAATTGCTGAACACCTTCGATATGTTTAACAGATTTATTAAATTCAACTAACCATTGCTTACATACAATAGCCCCTGCACTTTGTAATAAAGTATTTAGAGCTGCGTGTACTGAACGAATTTTTACTTGTCGTCTATCTAGACCAACTAAGTAACCTCGCTCTGAAGATAGCTGAACCTGTTTTATTAGTTTACTTAAAGCAGGTAATCTATTTAGAAAACGAGTTCTTACTTGAGCTGCGTCTTTACTAGATTTACCTGTTACCTCTGCAATCTTATTTACTCCTGCACCATAAAGCCAAGCATATAAAAATCTTTTGCTCTGGTCACGTGTATCTAATCCTGCAAGTTTTTGATTTTCAGTATGTATGTCACCGTTAACTACAACGTTAGCATACGAACCGTTATCATACTTCGCAATGTAGTGTCCTAATAATCTAATTTCTAAACTAGATATATCAACTCCACACATTGACTTTCCTTTTGGAACGGTAAACAATTCTCTAAACTCTTTACCGTAAGGAACATTGACAGCAGGGACTTGTCCTAAATTAGGATTTGAATGTGTTGCTCTTTGAGTTATCGCAGAGTTAGTATTCACAGTTCCATGTAGTCTACTGTTACGTTCCAATTTTAAGTAGGCTTGTTTACCTTCAGCTAACATACCAATTCGTTTTTCTAATAAGAAATAACGAGCAAGTAATTTAGCTTCAGGATAATCTAAAGAGTTTAAAATTTTATCATCAATCTTTGCAAGACCGTCATTCGTATACTCTTTAGGTTTCCAATTGTATTTTAATTTTAATCTTTCAGCTATATGTCTTCTGCTTGAAGGATTAAAGTCTTCATACTTTACTTTAATAAAAGGCTGACCTTTAACATAGCCACGCTTTTTATTGTTTGCTTTAGGTATAAACTCTTCTTCTCTTTTAAGAGGTGGAAAAGTCTCAGCCATTTCTTTTATAATCTTATCTCTCTCTGAAGAAAGAATAGAATATAATTTTGTTGCTTTATCTTTATCAAATAAAACTCCATACTGTTCTTGCTGACTTATTATCTCAGCAACTTGGTGTTCCAATTCTAAAGATTGTTCAGAATATTTTTTCTCCAAAATCTTTTGGTATAATGTATGTGTTACATTAACATCTTGAATACAATACTCTAACATTTCTTTAGTAAATGTTTTCCAATCT